TGAAGGAGCATTTGTATAAATTTCCTCAGTAATTAAACCTAAAAACTTATTTTCAATCTCTACAACACCTAGACCGTTATCAATAGGATTAACTTCAATTGCAGATAATGCCGCAACATAAAGACCAGCAAGAACTTCTTTTGAATCACCATCAGTGTAAGAAATTTCAATCTTAGTCTTTCCAACTGGAGCTGGATCAGTTGCTGGAGTCGTACCAGACAAAAGAACGTAGTAGAATTTTTCAATCCCATCTTCATCAATTACGTTAAGATCAAAGTACTCATCAGTTAAAGAACCAGCAGTATCATCAATGAAAGTAGTTGAACGACATTCACGCCCACCAAAGCTCCATTCCATTGCTTCTAATACTTGGTTTGTAGTTTGTGTAGTTGTACACGCCATAAAAACATTCCTTTGTTATATCGTTTTTATCGAGAATCTTTCTCGGATAATAAATTCTAATCTAATTTTAAACGCATTGTCATTACCATCTTCTTCTATTGGCTCTATATTACCAGCTTCAATATCAGTAAAAATGTTATTGTAATTCTGTTTAAAGATTAGGGTATTTTTAATCATTAACGCCTTGTCATACAGCGCATCAAATTCAGCTATTTTATCTCTGGCTTGGCTCGTAAACAATTCAAGAATAACATTAATATCATTACCGTGATCTGTTCCGTTCCTAAATGAGGCTGTATTGCCGATAATGAGATTATAGTAGCGCTCGGCACGAGACTTGGTTTCATTGTTATTGCCAAAGACATCATCACTCCACGCTGTTAAGTCTGGATCGCATTCAATTACTCTATCGTTAAAATAAGTTCTAATGTTTGTTATCATACTATCACAATCTCAATATCGTTAAGTTCAAGCTCCGTTTCTTGCTCATACTTGCCATCATCATTAATATCAATCTTCTTATAGAATAAGTTAAAGGCTTTGCCATACATATCCATGTAATCTCTAAATCTTAAATATGATTTATCTTCAGGGTTAACCGAGTCATCAAAGTAGATTTTAGCAAGCGTTAAATATAAAGATGCCTGTTTAATTTCGCTTATGTCTAAGATGTCCCATTTAGTAATATTTTCTAATTGAGCGTTGCCACCATCTTTAGATACTTCTTTGAAAGTTCCACCGTTGCGAATAGTTTGAATTATTTCATCTCTTGCGGCTGTATGGAATCTAATAAAAGAAACATCATTTTTAGGTAACAATCTATCAAGGTTTGAAATTTCTTTTGATAAATCATTATCATCAGAAAATACGATATTAAGACCTTTTAAAGTAGCATTAAAATCAACATCAACATTAAGCTTAAGCCAGTATGCCTCTATACCGTTTACAGTTTCAGCAACCCAGCTATCAGGCTTTTCAAATTCAATAAACCCAGACCTTAAAAAAGCTCTAGTATCATCTTTCATTGTAATACTGTTACCATTTATTGATGCGCTCATTACACCGATTGTATCAGAGATAATACTTAACTCGCAAAAGGCAGTGTTGAAAGGCTTGTACAGCCCTATATAAATTGAGTCCGTAAGTGTTGCGTAACTTACAACAACTTCATCCCTAAGATAATCTTCCATGTCATTTGAAATATCATTAAAGGTTGCATTATTATCAATTAAAACTTTTAAGTCTTTATTTAGCATTATTCACCTTTCTTTTTCATTTTATCAATCTTCTTTGTATCACCATTCTTTTTCATCCTCCAAAAAAGATGACCTATCAAGATACCATTACAAAGACCTATTATATAAACCATAAAAGGCATTTTATAAGAGGCAGAAATAATAATTGAACTAATACTAGCCTCTGTTCCACCACCCATAATTGCAAATACATCATAGACCAAAATGGCGAAAACAATTAAAACAATTAACCCGATGACAATATAGGTTCTTACTTTCCATTTATTCATATTATAATCCTAAAAACCAACCAACACGCTTGGTAAACTCGTTTATTTCGTTTTGCGAAATGTAATCTTTTGGTGTTAATGCAAGACATTTAAAATAAGCCTGCCTGAGTGAGCCATTATTTAAGTCCTTAGTAATGTCATCCAATTCACTGCTTATTTGCGAAATATGTTCATTAGACTTACTTAAAAATACATTATTAGCTCCCATGTGAGCAACTATTTCTCTACCGTAGATCATAGCAGGAGTTATTAGATCATTTTTTAAATTATATCTAACTTGCATATCACAAGCGGGCGAATAATCATTTATAATTGAACTAAGAGCATCTTCATCCTCAGAAAGTAAAACCTCAATCATAGTCACTTCAACGCTACTCATTAAATTTTTCTCATGATCATAGCAAACTTTTAGGTCTTGGAACTTGTTATAGATAGAACTTAAACGAATCATATCAATTAAAGGTGGAGCGTTAATTTCAAAATCTTTTTTATATAAATAAGTTTTCATTATGCAACCCTTTTAATTTTAACAATACCATCATAGAGAGTAGCTGTATCACCTGCTTGTTGTGCATAATACTGAAGTATAATATTACCACTAGCACCAAGCTCTGCACCTGTTAGAATTGCCTTGGTGAAAGCCCATGCTCTTTGATCGTTACCAGCATCTTTTGGCTCTAAGCTAAACTCCCTAAAAACACCCACAACAGTGCCAGTGCCAAGTATATTTATTTCGCTTCTAAAGTCACGTTGACCAGCTGAATAGTTCCAACTAAAACCAACTTCAATCTCATATAATGCTGAAGGTGTAAGACTGGAATAAACCGCTGTGGCATAAGCTTGCGGGGTGGAGGTTGTATTTGTTGATGGTATTAAGTTTTGACCATAAAAAAAATCTTGACCATAGTTCGATTGGAACCCGTAAATTGTACCGTCATCATCTATTAACTTAGGCAAAGGCGAAATGCCACTGTCATCAATGTATATACCTGACTTTCCCACACTTGGCGCAGAGGGTGCCACAAGTCTTTTAACAAAATTAATAACTCCATTTGCCATTATAGCACCTCCAAACAACCTTCGACTTCGATACCGTTATTAGTATCAAAACCATACATCTCTGTTACACAATTCGATTCTATGTTTATATCTTCAGTGTATGAGATGCGGAAGATCTTAAGAACATCTTTAAAGGAAATTCTTTTCAATCTTCCATTAATCAATGTGATTAATTCTCTATAAACCATATTAATCTATTACAATCTCATCTGTAATTTCAATATTGATTGCAACGGCACTTTCCGCAGTCCCTAAATATTGATGAATTTCACCCATCGCAGTTTTGGGAGTGCTTGTTACTTGTCCAACAGTATCCAGATAGTACCTGACAGCAATTGCCAATCCTGATAAATCTGCATTTGTTCCTTCTCTAAGAACCGTAACGTTACCACCAACTGTAACTGTTTCACCTGCAAAACCATGCGCCCTTCTATCATTTGAAGCATCGGCAAGCCTAACTTTTGCAACTCCACCATCATCAAAAATATTTAAAAAGTCACCAGCTGAAACATTTTCAGAAGCCTCCAAAACAGAAATATCAAGATCGGGAATAAATGATCTATCTATTTTACCGCTGGCATCTGTGCGAATAATTTTATCAGCATCTGATGCACCAGTTGATTGATTAATTGCCTGTTTTAATTTTTTGCGACCATTTTCTAAACTTAAAAACTTACCATCAGCCATAAATACTTCCTTATAATTCTATTGGTTCTTGTATGTTTATATTAATAGCACCAACCTCTAGAGAAGTTGCCACTTGTGTTCTATAACCTGTCACGGGTTCACTTTCTGTTAAAGCACCATTTATACCTAGATACAATGGAACGTTTATCGCAAAAGCAAAAGATGAATCCTCCATCCTGCCATGTGTTTTATATCTTATAACATCACCATCAATAGCACCATTAATAGACAGACCTATTACGATTGATTCACTTTCTGTTTGATTATAAAAAGCTGGCTTAACACCGTTAACTGTTTTGTATATAGCCTTTATTGCACTTACATTACCATCAGCAACATCAAAATCAATATTGCTATTTATAAGAGGTATACTTGTAACTTCAGCAACAACCCTAAAGGCTGAATCACCTTTTGAATCTTTCGTTTTTACATCTCTATTATTACTTACAAAACTTCTGGTCATAACTCACCTTTTGCAAGTTTCAAGGCATTGCCTTTTATTTCGCTCGGGTTAATCCAGTTTTCTATATCTACAAAAAACCACACGTACCAAGTAGCGCCATCATAGACAGGTGTTTGGTAATTAAAATGTGTTCCGTTAACAGTGTTATTAATAACCTGTAGCTCAATAAGCTTTTCAGGTTTCTTTGCACTTAGAAATATATTTACGTTTGTTATTTGCATATATAGAGAGGGGAGACCTTTAAGCCTCCCCGATATCCTAAACTAGCTATTTATTAAGCAGGGTTATGAACATAAATTCTTGGGTTAAGAGATGTCTTTGTAGACTGAACACCATAAAGATGAGTCAGTGCATAGTCACTTCTTTGACCTAATACTTTTTTCTCTTCTTCAAATTCAACAGCTCTTTGTCTAGCGAAAGCAACTGCTTCCATTCCACAAGCAACAAAACCATCATTAGGGATTGAAGCAGAACTTGACTCGAAGATCTCGATTCCAAAGATTGATCCAACAAGACCAGCTCTAATACCTTCAGCAGAACCAAACTCATTAGCTTTGATAACGCTATTTGTACCAAGTACAACACTCATAAATACTGGAGAAGCAATTAATGCGCGACCAGCTTTAGGAACATTATCAAGGTCAAATTGCTCTTTAAGGTTTAAAATATCCTCAAGAGCATCAGCACCAGCAACAGTGTTTGTTGTCTTAGCAGCCGAAACCATTTCAGCAAAGATTGCATCATCAACTTCATTAGCTAAAGTTCTTACAGCCGTTTCAACTGTCTTAGAAACAAGAGCAATTTTAGATTGAAGATTACCTCTTTTAGTAACTGAAAATGCAATAGACTTGTGACGGTCTAAATCTAATTCAGCTTTACTTGGATTGATTGTTTGTGGAGTCATATCACCACCAAGCTCATTTACATCTTGTGTTGCAAGTTCAGCAAGCTCAAGCATGTCTAGTCTATCCATACCCTCTGCAACTTCATTTGATCTATCCCATACTCCTGGAATTGATAAAGCTACTGATTCTTGAATTAAAGTTTTTGTTGTTAAAGCAGATACAACTTTTTGAATTGCTACACCTACATCTGATACACCTGTTACAGCCATTTTTTCTTCCTTGGTTTGTGCCGATTACTCTAGCATATTTGCTAGAACTTCATTTAATACAGCGTTTGGATTTTCGTTAATTCTTTCGTCTAATGTTTTATCTTTTGGTGGAGCTCCATCTGGTCTTCCAGACATCATTCCACTTGAAGTATTTTTAGCAAAAAAATATGGTTTGTTTTCCCTTACGTGATTAACAGCCTCCTCAATTCCCGAAATCTCAAAAGTATCTTCATCCATTGCAAGCATTTTTTTGGGTAACGCCGCAAGAATATCGTCTACATTGTGAGCGTCCGAAGCAAGAGATGAAACCTTGAATCTCATATCCTTTTGCATACCATTCTTTCTTGATGTTTTTAGAGTATCTTCAACTTCAAAACGTTTCTTTTTCTCTAATTCATAAAGGTCTTTAAAATTTCCACCATCCTCAAGTTTGTTGATGTGATCATCTTCAATTTTACCTTTAAGATTTTGGAATCTACCTTTATTATAGCTAGATTCTTTCAAAAGCCTTCCGTTCATACTTTCTAACTCTTTAAGTCTTACCATAACACTATCAATGTCAACTTCTTGATTTTCAATGATTGGCTCAACTTCTCTTTCTTTGATTACTGACTGTTCAACTTCTTGACTCATTCAAACTTTCCTTTTGTTATACGTCAAAATTCTTTGAGCGCATTATTTTAATACATCTTTCATCACGCTGGTTAAAACTTCTCTTATCCTTAACGTGATTGAACTTTTAAACTTTTCACCTTTTTCTGTTGGCAATAATCTTCTAATAACTTTAGATTTGCCAGCACCTTGACTATTATGAATGTCAGCTAAAGGATCGTCAAACCCTACTTCAATTCCATTCTTGGTAAACCTTGTAAATATTGATTTAAGCATCTTCCCAGATAGAGTCATGTTAACAGGTCTCTTTTGTTTTCCGAACCTTGTATATCGTCCTGATGCAATGGCTTCTAAGTAACTATCGCTATAACCAACTAAACGCCCTTGACCTTTTACAGGTGAACGCCCCTTTTTAATTTCACTGACTATTTCGCTTTTTAAAACTGGTGGTACTCTTTTTTGTGCGAGCTTTTTATATTGCTTAAATTTTCCCTCAATGCTTTTGGTATTAAACCTTGCATTAGCCATTAGATACCAGCCAGTAGAGCATTGAAAGCACTCTCGCTAAATAGGTCATCAATCGTTACGGCTGCATTAGCTGATTGACCGGCTGACAATGTATCTAGTAACTCAGGAGCAACGTCAAACTTCTTCTTCTTAGAAAAATCATTTGTAATTGTTTTAATTTTATCTTGTATATCTTTATCGAACTTTTCAGTTCCTTTAGGTATAAAGCGTCTTGTGGGGAGTTTAGATTTACCACTAAAATCATTATGCCCATCAGCCTTACCAACTTCACTTGACTTAAAGATACCTATCTCAATACCAGATTCGGTTGTTTTGTACTCTAAAGAGTCCAACATATCGCCATCAAGCTCAAGGTTAGCAGTGCGATTACCGCCCTTTTGCTCTTTTGCATAAGTAGCATTTAATTTCTCAAAAGCACCATATCCATCAACAGGGGATTTTCCATTGCCAACACTTCGAAGTATTTCATCGAGAACCAGTTCCCCGATTTCGTTTTTATACTCTTCACGTTGATCTTCTGGTATATCAGCAAGTGATAACCTAAGATTCTTTGTTATCTTCTTCAGTGCCAAAATCTAAACCTTTTACAGAATCTAATTTAGTTTGCATCATGCTGTCAGCCTTTTCTTTTGCAGACTTCTCATTCAAATTTGGATCTAATATCATTAAAGCTTCATACTTCTCAATTAAGCCAAGAGCTAAACGCTTTTCAACGTTCTCAAGAACCTCTTTATCAGAGATTAAAACTTTAGGCTTTTTAAAAGTAATGTTTAATTGGTCCTCATCTTTAAATACAGAGTTACCAAGAAATGATTCCCACGCCTTGATAATAGTAAACATTTGCTTTTCAACTTCAACATACATCAATTGATTTTCTTCTATAATATCTTGGACAGAAGCATTAGCAATTGCCATGTGAAGCCCAGAGCTGAAAGAAGATGCACTAGAATCAACACTACTTGTATTTTTAATTCCATGCTCATTCATCACCTGTTTAATATATGTAAGTGTAGTTTCTTTTTGACCAGCTAAATCAGGATTAGGATTGATATAATCAACCTTAGTTTCCTTATCATCTGGGTTGCTTGATTGAGGCAATTTGATTGCTGATAATAAACCAGTAGTCATTTTCTTAAACATGCCCTCAAGTTTTTGAGGATAAGATACAACCAACTGACCTGTACCTTGTATGTTTGTTGCTGTCATATACTCACTGAGCATGGCATTTGCCGTGATTGTTTGATCGCTTAGTGGTGAAGGTGTAGGGAAATCAATAGCCATTTCTTGTGAAGTATAAACGAAAGGTAGTACACCAATTTTATTTTCATTATGTGGATTGCCTGGAATATCTACATATGTAACTGACTTTTTAGCAGTAGGTCTTCCATCTTCACCAATAATATTATCTTCTTCGACTTTAATTACTACAAAATCTTTTTCAGACCACATAGCATAAATTTTAGCACCGGCACTTGAGTCAGCTTGAGACTCGGCTATTAAAGCGTCAAGACCATCACCTGAATTTGATCCAGAAGTGATATCTCTATTACCATAATTTAGAATAACACCTATCAAGTCACCAGTGTCCTTATCTCTCACAACGCTATATTCATAACCTTGCAGTGACATAAAGTTATATCTCTCACTCTCGTCAATATAATTAACCCATAACAAAGAATGCTTATGAAGATTAGTAATCGTGTCAAGATATGGCATTTGCCTTCTCGCATCACCCTCTTCATATATGACATTAAGTCTCTCGTTCTTAACATCATCATTGTCAACACTCCTTAATGGAGCTTCTTTGTATGCTTTTGATTTAGTATCTGTAATCATTTTAGAAAATGAAATATCGCTAAACGTGTAACCAGTATAAGATTTTGGTCTTGTTGCAATGATAGCATCTTTTACATATGGCTTAACGTTTCCGCTATATATTTGCCATGATCTAAATTCATTGGTTTTTCTTCCACGTTCTTCACTGCCCTCAATATTAGAGATTAGTTCAGTTACTACATTTTGATCATTTAAATTAAGATTTTTTGCCATGAGATTCCCAGCTATTCAAAGATTATACCTTCAGTATCGAATTGTTCTTCAAGTGGTGCAAGTTTCCAACAAAGATAACCAAACGCATCAGATATATGAGTGAGCATTGAGTCGGTCTTCTGGTCTAGCTTATTATCTTTCCATGAAACTTTTTCAAGATCACCAATAAGTTTCTTACACCTTGGATCAATTATAATTCTATTCGCTGTAAAAAGTCTATTTATGTTGTTCACTCGATCAACTTGGTATGGGTTAAAGACATATGGTATTTGAAATCCGGCTTCTTTTATAATTTGGTGGTCTGATTTACCTGATGTTTTTCTATTCTTTCCGGTGCTATCTGGGATAACAGTCCCTTGATAACCACGGCTCACAAGCTCATTAACCATTTTGTAAGTATCACTATTTTCTAAAAACACTTCATCCAGTATGTGAAAAGTATTATTGTAGTACTGCCCGACAACGGCTGTCATTGGCATTACATTAAAATCCATCCCAATAAATAATGACCCAGCACGTCGACCTTGTTCCTTGACATGTCTTTCCCTACTAAAGGCATAATAAGCGGCGCCATCATCATCATCAGTAAAGGCACCTTCAAGAAATCTCATGCGGTCTTTTTCACTCATGCGAGATAACATTTTTATGTAATCTGGATCAATGTTCTCGAGGTTGTCTTTTGGGTTCATTACAATTGATGCGTAGTCATCAGGATTATCTAATGGTTCATTATCAATTGGATTAAGCTTTTTAATAAACAACCAGTAAGACCAGTGCTTCTTAGATGGGGGATTCTCATCATAATAGACTTTTTTAGCAAGTGGGCATTTTTCCGCTAAACGTGTAAGCATTATTTGAATAGCCGAATATGACAATTGAGAACATTCGTTAAAAAAGATTGTAGAATATTCCTTACCTAAATGTTTCTCAACTCTCTTATCATCATCAAGACCGCCAAACCACATCTCAGAACCATTATCCAGCGTCACGCAGTAATCTGACTTATTAACACTGTAATTTAAGTTTGGATAACATATCTGCATTACTTTAGGAAAAGTATCCATAAA